GTTTAGCATCTAAACTATCAGATGCAGATAAAACAAAAATTTTCAACACAGTTAAAAAGAATTTAAAAGAGGCTGACATGGAAGACTGGACAGAACAAGATGATTTAATTCTAGAAGAGATAATTCAAGAGTTAGAACTTACTGAAGAGGAAGAGGCTCTATTTGCAGAACTCGGTGAATTATATGAAGTGAATGAAGTTTTAGATATTAGACAGAGAATAGCTAAAGCCCGAGTAATGAAAAGATTAGCACCTAAATTAGCACGTATGAGAAAGATTGCTTCAAAGAAAATGAAGGGTGCTAAGAAGATGATGAAGTTAGCATCAAAGGCCGCTATAAAACTTCTAAGAAAGAAAATTGCTGGTAAGAAGGGTACAAATTATAATAACTTAACTCCTGCTGATAAAATGAACATTGATAGGAAAGTTCAAAAAAAGAAAGCTATGATACCAAAATTAGCTAGAAAACTTTTACCTAAAATTAGAAAAGCTACAATGGATAAGATAGCAACAGCTAGAAAAGGTCCACAGAATGCTGAATTTAATCCACTAGAAGAGAAGTATGATTTGTTTCATAAAGATTTTAGTGGTGCTATGCAACACGCCTATGCATATGCGAAACAGAAATGGGGTATTACAGTTGATAAGAATGATATCGATAATAAAGTTGCAACTGGACCTAGAAAGCCGGGCACTGGTAAGACAAACAGATATTCATTAAAGACAAATAAAGGTATGCTACAAATTCAAGTATATAATAAAGGTGGTTCAAAGCCTTACGAATTAAATATGTACAAAGAAGAAGTAGAACTTGGAGAAGGTATAAATCTTTCTGATGCAGATACAGATGCACAGCAATATTCAAATGGAGCTATGAGTGTTAAAAAGATTCCAAGTATGATTGCAAAGAAAGGTGATAAACACCTACATTTGCATATGAAGAGTTATCATAAAGAAAAAGATGGTCAGGCTTTTGCAAAGAAACATGGTTATAAAGTAAGTAATTATGTTAAAACAGGTGCTGGATCTAGAATGGATTTGTTCAAAGAAGAAGTAGAACTTGACGAGATGATACCTAAAAGCACCATGTATGCGTTAGTCAAAGATGGTAAGGTTATCGCAAAAGGTTCTAAACGTGACATGGTGAGTAAGAGTAAAAAAGAGGGTGGTAAAGTTTGGAACGCACCAAGTAAAAAAGTTGGTGATACTATCAAAGAAGCTTCCAATATAACTAAAGTAAATAAAAAGATTGCTCAAGATAAAAAAATGAATACTGCTAAGTATGATGATTGGCAAGATGCGGCTAGAACACAAGATACTAAAAACATTAATAGGAAAACTAAGCCAGAATCAGTAAAATTAGAAACAAACTTAATGAGAAAAGCAGAAGTTTCTGGTATTGATATTGAAATTATCAAAGAAGTTTATCAAAGAGGTGTTAATTCACACGAATATGATAGTCCTAAATGTACACCAGAACAATGGGGTTTTGCAAGAGTTAATTCTTTTATCACTAAATCGGGTGCTACATGGAATATCCACGATAAAGACTTAGCAGAAAAAGTAAGAGGACCATTAGAGATTGGTACTGATGAGATTAATGCTACTTACAGAGATGATACACCAGGACAAACAGCAGAAAAGCCTAAGAATATTAAAACATTATCACAAAAAGAATTAAAAGCTTGTATGGTAAATGCTCATAAGCAACAAGCAGATGAGGCTTATAATGTTGATGATGATTTTGGTGGTAAAATTAAAAAGAGTTTCAAAGAATTTATTAAGTCTAGGCAACAGGGAGAAAAGAAATGAGTTTAGAGAGTATAATACGAAAAGTGTTGTCTACTGAAGTTCAGGAAACAACAATAACAAATGAAGACTTAGCACCGGGTGTCGAATGTGATTGTCAATGTGGAAAAGTTCCTTGTGTTGAATGTGGTAAAGATCACCACAAACACGAAAAAGAAGGTATCTCAGAAGATACTCTTGATGAACACTTTGATGATTTAAATATTCAAGAAGGTGTGTGGCATTATCCAGATGCTAAAGATATTGCAAAGTTTAAGAAAGCTTTATCTAAAAAGTTTATAGTTGGTAAAGAGGGTTATCCAGCTAAAGACATAATACCATTTGGTGATGATGAATTGTATGATATGTTAGATGATGCATCTGATAATAATCCTAAACAAGATGCACGTCCTATTTTTACAAGATGGATTAATGGAAGAATTAGAGATAACTATGGTGGCTATGGTAAGAAGACTTTAGCTATCGCAAAACAATTAGGTATCAGAGAAGGAGTTGAAAAAATGTCTGATGAAAACTTAGAAGAAAATGCATTTCGCCCACCCCATATGACTAAAAAAGATGTTGATGTTCAAAAGGCTAAAAAGCTAATGGATCCAGCTAAAAACAGAGGTGATGGTATTAATCGCATAATGAAAGGAATGAAACTAGATAAAGCTAAAGCAACTAAGTTGCACGATTTAGTTATGAAAAAAGATATGGGTGAAGAAGTATCTGAAAATTCAGATGCTAAGAGATTTGGATTATCACAAAGCTTAGTAGATGCTGTAGCATCAATCATAGGTGGTAAACAACCAACTAATGCACCAGCAAAAAAAGAAGATGCATCAAACAATAAATCTGACGATGGTGAAGGCTTAGATAAAGCTGATCCAAAAGCGGCTAAAAAGAAGTTTAAGGATCGTAAAGATAAAGATATCGACAATGATGGCGATACTGACGATTCAGATAAGTTTCTTCATAAGAAGAGAAAAGCAATTGGTAAATCTATGGACAAAGAAGAGCCAAAAGCTGATGCTAAATCTGACAAAGAAGATGATGCTGACACAAAAGCAGATCCTAAGAAGAAAAAGGGTAAGCAAGAGCCAGTTGATACTAAGCCAACTATGAATGCTGAAGCTAAAATAATGGAAGATCAAGTACCAAGAGATAAAGATGGTAATCTAGTTAAGAAACCAGGTTATCTTATAAAACTGAAACTTGGTAAAGGTTACGTGTACGTTAGAGATACTGGCCAGGGATTGGGCAATGTACGAGGAGGCCAAGGTATGTCTGGACGCAGTTCTTCTGGAGGAGTTGGTGTAAGAGAAATGAAAGAAGATATGTCAGACGAACAAATGAAAAAACGTGAAGAGATTATGAAAGAGTTGAAGAAGAAAGAAGGTTACTTCAAAGAAAAGTATGGAGAGAAGTGGGAAGAAGTAATGTATGCAACTGCTACTAAAATGGCAACAAAGTAATGATTATATATTGCGATATGGATATGGTTCTCTGCAACTTCTTGAAGGGTGCAGAGAAAACAACTGGTGAACCATTTCCAGATAAATCAGGTATGTCTAAAGATGAAAAGAAATCTATCATAAGTGATAATAAAGATTTCTGGGATACTTTAGAATGGATGCCTGATGGAAAAGCATTATGGAAACAGATCACCAAAGGTGGTTCTGATGTAAGAATTTTATCAGCTTATGCAGAGTGGGATCCCAACTGTAAAAGGGGTAAAAGAGTTTGGATAGCGAGAAATCTAAACCCAAAACCAAGTAAGATACACTTGGTAAGAAGAGAGCAAAAGAAAGATTATGCGAATAGTGATGCATTATTAATTGACGATCATGTGAAAAACTGTAGAGAATTTATATCTGCTGGTGGTAAAGCTATTCGTCATATAAATACTAGACAAACCATATCAGAATTTAATTCTAAATATAAGGGAAAGTAAAGGAGACTAAAATGGGATTATGGGGAGCAACTGATGCCGATGAGGCTAAACCTAAGTTCTTGACTAGCGATCAGAAAGACGAAATTCAAGCCACTTCTAGTGGTTGGGTTGTCGAAGCTGGTTCATCAATGACTGGGAATGGAAATGCTTCGGCTCAAAAAGAAGTTCTTGTAGCAATACGAGGACTAGCAACTAAAATAGGAAACGCAACAGTTGATAGTGTAGATTGGAATATAACTACATTTGATCGATCTGCTGGTGGAACATTATCTTTAACTGTTCGATATAACGAAGCAGTTACAGTTACTGGGAACCCAACGATTGCTGTCACAAACGGAAACCAAGGTTCTGGTTCAGGACGTGGACCTCATACTCTAGCATATGCTAGTGGTTCAGGTACTAACGAACTAATCTTTACATTAGCAATTGGGGCTGCCAATGCGGCTACAAAGGTTGATGACGTACTTACTGTTGGAGCACAAACTATTGCTCTAGCTGGTGGTACTATGAAAGATACAATCGGTGCTACAAATTCCGAACGTGCCGTTACAGCTGGCCAAGGTACAGCTTGTGGAAGTATAACTGTCGTTGCATAATTAGGAGATAATCGTGGCTGATAAGAAGATTACAGAACTTACAGCCGCTACCAATCATGCGAGTAGTGATTTATTACTCATAGTGAAAGATGCGGCTGGGACACCCACTAGTAGGAAGGCTACGTTTGCAAGTGTCTTTGCAAATGTGGCTTCACCTATGAATGTGACTAATCTGACAACTTTAAAATCTAATACTACAATTTCAAGTAGTACACTTACTATTAATGCGAATACTACACTTGGTTCTGCTGTAGTTACATTAAATGGTAAATTGCAAACTGAAACTTCAGCTACTATCATCGGTAACAATGGTAAATTACATGCTAACAATACCATAACAGGTGGTACAGTAACAGTACCAATGTTACAAGTGACACCTTTAGCAAATACGGCTGGTAGATTATTAATCAATGATAGAATACAAGTTGCAAATGCTGAAGCTAGATACTCATTAAAATCGAGTGGAAGTCATACTGGTACTACTTCTATAGACGTTGTACAAATAGCTGATGCGAAGGGTTTAAGATTACCAACTAAATCTGCGGACCCAGCCTCTTCAAATGCGAATGGGCTTAGTATCTCAGCAGGTACTATTTTTTATAGTAATACATATCTGTATATTACAACTGATACTAATACTATCAAGAGGATAGCACTACAAAATTTTTAATGAGATAAGCTGTGTATGAAGATTTAACTGAAGAGAACTTTATGTTATTCGCGGCAAAATATTATGAGAATCCACATTGTACTGATTTGTTAGAGTTTCATGATGATTTAAAGCGAATACGATATTTGAAAAGATTGTTTAAAAAGTTTGAGCAATCTGGTGAATTGAAAGAAAGATTAATACTGAATCATTTATTGGTATTATATAATGTATTTGAAACAAGGGCTATGACACGTATATTAGTGTTTAAGTTAAGTGAGCAATTAAAATACTTAAAGCCCTTTTTATTATTTCTTAATTATTGGAGAGATGATCTCGGTATGATTAAGGGTAATAAATTTGTTGATAGTGAAGTACCATTAGATGCAACAATAGTAAAAATGTTAAGAGAAGTAGATGGCAGGGAAGATAGCTGATTTAATTTTTGTATATAACTTCTTAAAGAGGTTAGTTACACCATTTAATGAAACCAAAGCTTATCAGTTAGGAATAATTGATGACAAAGGTAAGAAGATTCGTAGTCCCCAAACGAGTGATGAATTAAATGCGTTTAGTACATTTGAAAGATTAATATTCAATATCAAAAAGATTATTGAAAGAGCCCCTGGTGGAAGATCAAAATTAGCTTCTTATGCCGCGGCGTTATTCTTAATAAGAGAGCATAAAAATCCCAAAGAAGAATATTCAGAGAAAGAATTGATTGAAGAACTGGAGAGAAATATGGAAGAATTAAAAGAAAATCAACCTAAAACATTTAAGCAAATGACTGAGAAAGAATTTGGTGATATGTTATTTTCAAAAGAACTTGCTGTTAGAGATGTATCAGAAGCACTTAAACATACACATATGGTTTTAGATCCAGACGGAAGAGTGTTGGGTATGTCAACTAATGAAAAAGGTGCAAACGATATCGCAAAAGACAATCTTAGAAAAGTAAAGGGTAGAGTTGTTAAACTTAGGAAACCTATGTCACAGACAAGAGGAGATAGATTAATAGGACAACTACCAGCACATAATCTTGGTGAAGATGTTCCTGCTAATGCAACTGGTGCCGCTGTAGCTGGAACAGGTGATGATGGTGTACATTGGAAAAACCCAGATGCTCGTAAGAAAGAAGTTAAGAAGTATCTTAAAGGATATATGGAACGTAGAAAAAAGAGACAAGATGCCAAAAACAAAGCAGAGATGCGAAAGTTGATGGGTATCTAAATGAGATTCCTGAGCGAAAATTTTATCACTCGTTCTGATTTAAAACAGATAGAGACATATGCAGATAGGCTTTTCGCTAAAGTTGGTATAGATGTGGAATTTACTCGACACTTTTTAGATAGAGTAAATGACGAAAGGAATAAAAAGCAAATCTCTACCGCAGAGTTAGTTAGAATCTTCAATAAGACATATCAGAAGTTTGGCAAGGCGATAGCCAAGCTGGGACCTGATGCTGAAGCTGTCATGAAGGATATGAGAACTGATATCAACATGCCATTTGTTTTGAATTTGACAAAAGGTGGTATGCTAGAACTCGTAGCAAAAACTGTTATGCGAAAGAAAAATTTCAAAACATCTAATAAAACATTTCCTGTTGAAAGTTGTAAAGTACATAAAACAGGAAAAACTTTAAAGGAGGTAACAGATGTTATCAAGAATGTATCATTGGTGCAAAGATCGAGTGTCACAAAGGACATCTTGGGATGGCGCCGTAATCATAGCACTTTCACTCGTAGTCCTGTTTCTAGGGCAATTTGCTGAATGGGCTTGTTATGCAGGTATTCTATGGGGTATCTGGACAATACTAAAAGATCAAGCATACGATTAAATGTTGCAAGGAGTGATTAGTGGCTAGAATATACTTATCGATTATTATTATTGGTGTTATTAGTGGAATTGGTTATGGTGCTTATGCATATTATAGCAACACTCAAGAACGACTAAAGCAACTACAACAAAATAATGCAAAGCTTGAAGTCTCTGTGCAATCTTTGGAAAAAGTAAAAAATACTTTGGAAGAAGATGCACAGAAACAAGCGAACCAAGTAACAAGTTTAATAGTTAAATTAGAAAAAGCTGAAAAAGATCAAGACGAATTACGGGCTAAATTGAATAAACACGATTTAACACGGCTAAGTGAAAAGAAACCTGGATTAATAGAGAAACGAATAAATGATGGTACGAAAAAGTTGTTTACTGATTTTGAGTCTATTACTACTAAGTAGTTGCTCATACTTTAGAGAAGCAGAAAAAGAAATTGTAACTGTTACTGAAATAGTAAAACCAACAATAGCTATAATAGATAAACCAAAAAGTTTGAAGTTAGATGATATAAATTGGTATGTTGTTACAAAAGATAATATAGAAGACTTTAAAAGTAAGTTTGCAGATAAAGAAGGTGATTTAGTATTTTATGCAATGTCTGTTCGAAGTTACGAAAATCTGGCATTGAATATGGCCCAGATAAAAGAATATATAATGAAGCAGAATGAAATTATAATATATTATGAAGAAGCAGTAACATGGAAAGAGGATATCATAGATGAGGAAGTTCTTCAGTAACGACAAAAGATTAGATTGGGATAATCACGATTGGTGTTCATGGTTTTTTGCTGAATGTTCAGCACTAGCATATCACGATGGAACTAAAGCCAAAAAAGAGTTAAAGAGTATGGGCTTTAACAATTATAAGTTTTTAGATAATGATGGTGCCCAATGCCATATATTTCATGATACAGCAAATCTAGTAATAGCTTTCAGAGGGACAGAGCCAACACAACTGTCAGATGTTAAAGCTGATTTACTAGCTATCAAAAGAAAATCTAAAACAGAAGGCCACGTTCATATGGGCTTCAAAGTTGAATTAAGAAAACTTTGGGGTGATATACAAGGCCTTATAGAAAAGAAAAGAAATCATAATCTATGGATAACTGGACATAGTTTGGGTGGTGCTATGGCAACTTTATGTGCTAGTAGATTAGAAGAAAGAGAGCCTAAACTGTACACATACGGATCACCAAGAGTTGGTGGTAAAGAGTTTTGTGCTAATTGTGAAGTAGAGCATTATAGATTTACTAACAATAATGATATCGTACCTTCAGTACCATTTTGGATAATGGGTTTTAGACATCACGGAGATCAAAGATATTTAAACTATTATGGTGCTATAAGAAATCTTACACCGTGGCAAAAAGTAAAAGATTCTATGAGGGGTAGATGGAAAGCTTTAAAGAAGTTTCAACTATTCGATGGAATGTATGATCATAGTGTAACTGGTTATGCTGATAAACTAAAAGAGATATGGGAAAATAAATAATGTGGGAAATGATTGAACGTATGGCTAGTGATAGATTGTGGATTTATACTGCAATAGCTGGTTCTGTTTTCGGTGCAATATTCGTTGCATATATGAGTACTACTAGAGTGGGACTTTGGTTTTATGCAAAAGTAGATTTATTTATAGATTATTTAGTGAAAAGATGGGGACTTAGCTTCCTAGAACAGCCTGAAGATTCTTGGAAGTATAAGTATCCTATGATGCGCCGTAAAATAGATGAAATAGAAAATAGTATTTCGAAATGTTATATACGTTTATCGAAACTTGAAGCTAAAACACAATCTATTAATCGTCAATCCAATGACAAAAGTGCTTGACAAATTAAATCTATAGTCAAATCTTTGACTTCAACTAAATATTAATAAGAGATTAAAGAATGTCTGAATCTAATACAACAGAACTGAATATGTTTAATTACATTAATGATCTCCGTAAAGAGTCAAAGATGGAGAGTAATCTGTTGCATAAAAGAATTTCAGATATGAAAGACGAATTGATGTCCGAGATGAAATCAATGCGTCAAGAACAAAATGAAATCAACAAGAAAATGGATCAAAGAGTACATAATCTAGAAAAATGGAAATGGAGTATCGTAGGTGGTGCTATCGTTCTTGGATTCTTGATCTCATTAGGAATGAACCTCACAAAATTATTTACTTGACATACCATATACTAATATAGTATATTGAGTTAATGTCATATATCGAACAAAAGTATATTAATATACTATCTGGGCGTTTGTCTCAATTCAAAAGAAAAAGCGATAACTTATTTAATTTTCGTTGTCCATTTTGTGGAGATAGTGATTCAAATAAACTGAAAGCTAGAGGTTATATCTATTCTAGAGAAAGTAAATTCTCATACAAGTGTCATAACTGTGGAATTACATCTAGTATTGGTAACCTAATCAAACACGTAGACAACACACTCTTTAAAGAATATCGCACAGAATCGTTCTTGGACACTCGTAGGATTAAGCCTGGTGACGATAAAAATAAATCGCAGGGCATTACATTCACAAAGAGAAAGTATCATTTTAACACACCATTGAAAGCTTTAAAGAAAGTTTCTCAACTACAATATGATCACCCAGTAAAGAAGTATATACAAAAACGTATGATACCAAACGAGTATCATAGAAAGTTATATTATGCACCATACTTTGCGAAGTTTGTCAATAGTATAATACCAAAGAAACTTAATGAAAATCATGATGAGCCGAGATTGATAATACCATTCTTTGATGAGTATGAAAATCTAATAGGGTTTCAAGGTAGAGCATTCAATAACAATCCCATAAAATATATTACTATTATGATAGACAACACTAAGCCAAAGATATTTGGTTTAGACGAAGTGGATTGGACAAAGAAAGTATATGTTGTAGAGGGCCCGATAGACTCTATGTTTATCGATAATTCTATTGCTATGGCGGGTTCTGATGGGGGTGCATATATAAATGATAAGAAACAAAATATTGTTCTTGTCTATGATAATGAGTCTAAATCTAGTGAGATAATCAATAAAATTTCTAAAAATATTGACGATAAATTTTCAGTCTGTATCTGGCCAACTTTTTTAAAAGAAAAAGATATTAATGATATGATACTGTCTGGAATGACTAAAACAGAGATTCTGCAAATTATAAATGATAACACATTTGCAGATTTAAGAGCAAAAACCAAACTGAGTGAGTGGAGAAAAATATAATGGATATAAGAAGAACTCATCTACATACATTCTACGGAACAGAAACTTATGCTAATAGAGAAAGCAAAGTCTATCTGTCTTATTCTGTAGATAAAAAATCGGGTGAAACATCAGTTACTAAAAATCATTACGAAGTAGATTTTATAGAGAATGATGAAGTTAAAGAGACTAGGGAAATGATTACTAAAGAACCCGATGTCGTAATACATAGCGAACAATATGCCGAAGATGCGGCAGAGAATTGGGTTTTAGGAGTTATTGAATGATAGTATATCTCGTGGATAACATGGGAACAGATTTATCTGTAGTAAATGCGGCAAGAGTATCTTTTGATAAAGAGTCTCAACAATTTGAAGATAGAGATGAGAAATTAATAAAATTTTTAGCAGAACATAATCACTGGAGTCCATTCGGACATGCTTCACTTCAATTTAGAATAAAAGCACCAGTATTTGTCGCAAGACAATTAGTAAAGCATCAGGTTGGTTTAGTTTGGAATGAAGTAAGTAGAAGATATGTTGATGATGAACCAGAGTTTTATATACCAGATGTGTGGAGAAAACGTCCTCCAGACAGTATAAAACAAGGATCAAGTGATGAGACTTTAGAGTATGATATATCAGGTACAATGAAATTTGTACAACAAACTTATAATAATCTTTTAAGAGAAGGGGTTGCTCCAGAAATGGCTCGTATGGTACTTCCACAAAATATGATGACAGAATGGTTTTGGAGTGGAACTCTATATGCATTTGCAAGAGTGTGTAACCTTAGATTAAAAGATGATGCACAAGCAGAAACAAGAATAATCGCAGAACAAATTAACAATTTAACACAAGAGTTATTTCCTATTTCGTGGAAATATCTAGTAGGAGAAGGGCATGCCAAGTAATCATTTACCGACACAATATCAAGAATTTATCCATCTATCAAGATACTCAAGATGGCTACCAGATGAGGGTAGAAGAGAAACGTGGAGTGAAACAGTTGGTAGATACTTTGATTTCTTTCAAAGTAAACTAGACGAAGAAGAGAACTATAAACTCACACCAGAAGAAAGAAAAGAATTAGAAGAAGCAGTACTATCACAGAAAGTAATGCCTTCTATGAGATGTTTAATGACTGCGGGTGAAGCCCTTAAAAGAGAAAACATTGCTGGATATAATTGTTCATATATTGCAGTAGATTCACCAAGAGCATTTGATGAAATACTTTATATTCTTATGAACGGAACTGGTGTTGGTTTCTCTGTAGAAAGACAAGACGTTGCTAAATTGCCTGTTGTAGCTGAAGAACTACACCCAACAGATACTACAATTGTAGTGCCTGATAGTAAATTGGGTTGGGCTAAATCACTCAAAGAACTTATTCATTTATTATATTCTGGCCAAATTCCATCTTGGGATTTAAGTAAAGTAAGGCCAGCTGGAGCACCTCTAAAAACATTTGGAGGGAGAGCATCTGGACCAGAGCCACTTGATCAGTTGTTTAGATTTGCTAGTAGTATTTTTAGAAATGCCGCTGGTAGAAAACTATCATCTTTAGAGTGTCACGATCTAGTATGTAAAATAGCGGAGATAGTAGTTGTCGGTGGTGTAAGAAGATCGGCACTTATCTCTTTAAGTAACCTTAGTGATGATCGAATGAGAGTCGCTAAATCAGGACAATGGTGGGAAGATCATGGGCAAAGAGCATTGGCAAACAACTCGGCGTGCTATAGCGAGAAGCCAGAAATCGGCATCTTCATGGACGAATGGAAAAGCCTCTACGATTCCAAATCTGGAGAACGGGGCATCTTCAACCGTGAATCTGCAAAAAAACAAGCTGGACGTAATGGTAGACGAGACAATGACTGGGATTTTGGCACAAATCCGTGTTCAGAAATAATTCTGAGAAGTAAACAGTTTTGTAATCTATCAGAAGTAGTAATACGTTCAACTGATACTATGAAAAGTCTAAAAGAAAAAGTGAGACTTGCTACAATACTTGGTACATTTCAATCTACATTAACTAACTTTAGATATTTAACAAAAGATTGGAATAATAACACAGAAGAGGAACGTCTACTTGGCGTTTCTCTTACTGGTATTATGGACAGTACTCTTACAAATGGTACTGATGATGGACTAGAAAAAAGACTTGAACAATTAAAGCAAGTTGCAGTTGAAACAAATGCTGAATGGGCTAAGAAGATTGGTATACCACAATCAGCGGCTATCACTTGTGTTAAGCCATCTGGTACTGTATCTCAGTTAGTAGATTCTGCATCTGGTATTCATGCTAGACATAATCCATATTACATACGTACAGTACGTGCTGATAAGAAAGATCCACTTGCTCTGTATATGAAAGATGCTGGCTTTCCGTGCGAAGATGATGTGATGAAGCCTGAACATACTTCAGTATTTTCTTTTCCAATGAAAGCACCAGAAGGTGCAATAATGAGACAAGATAAGAATGCTCTAGAGCAATTAGAATTATGGTTAACATATCAAAAAGCTTGGTGTGAACATAAACCATCTGTAACAATATCTGTTAAAGAAGATGAGTGGTTTGATGTTGGTGCTTGGGTTTATAAACATTTTGATTATATGAGTGGTGTATCATTTCTTCCATATTCTGAACACGTATATAAACAAGCTCCGTATCAAGACATAGATAAAAAGACTTACGAAGCTGAATTAAAAACTATGCCGAAAGAAGTAGATTGGGCTTTACTATCACAATATGAAAATAGTGATATGACAGAAGGTGCCCAAGAATTAGCTTGTACCGCAGGAGGTTGTGAAATATAATGCTTATTTCAGAAGATGTTAAATTAGATTATTCTGACGTATTGATTCGTCCGAAACGATCTACATTAAAGACTAGAGCAAGTGTTGATATTGAAAGACGATATCAATTTAGAAATAGTAAAAGAGAATGGAGTGGTGTTCCCATAATGGCCGCAAATATGGATACTGTGGGAACTTTTAAGATGCACGAAGCACTAGCACAATTCCACGTCACAACTTGTATAGCTAAAGCATTGAATACTGAAGAAGATTGGTGGAAAATAGCTTACAAAGAAAAAGGTAGAGAATACATTGCAATTATGGCAGGTATCTCAGATGAAGAGATGAATAGAGTTGTAGAAGTGTGGAATAGTACACGTATGTCATTTATTGGTATAGATGTTGCGAATGGTTATACTATAGCAGTTGTAGATGCTCTTAAAAAACTTAGAGATAAACTCCCTCAAGCTACAATAGTTTGTGGTAATGTAGTAACGGCAGATATGACTGCTGAATTGATATTAGCTGGAGCAGATATTGTTAAAGTGGGTGTAGGCCCTGGGTCCGTCTGTACTACGAGAGTAAAAACAGGAATAGGCTATCCTCAATTATCTGCTGTTATTGAATGTGCTGATGCCGCTCATGGATTGGGTGGACATATCATAGCTGATGGTGGGTGTAATAATTCTGGTGATGTTGTGAAAGCATTTGCCGCAGGTGCTGACTTTGTTATGATTGGTGGTATGTTAGCAGGACACGAAGAATGTGCTGGTGAATTAGTATTCGAAGATGATAATCCAGAGCCTATTGGAATGCAGTTTTATGGAATGGCCTCTGAAACTGCTATGGAAAAACACGGCAAATTAATCACTAATGAATATCGCGGCTCAGAAGGAAAAACTGTAACAGTTCCATATAGGGGACCAGTAAAACCAACTATTGTTGATATTTTAAGTGGATTACGTTCAGCTTGTACATATGTAGGAGCAGGTAATTTAAAACAACTAAGTAAGTGTACTACCTTTGTACGTGTTAATAACACACACAATACAATTTACGGAGTATAGATATGTCAATAGACAAAGAAGAAGCCGCATATGAATTAGAATGCTCTGAGTGTGGAGCAGAGTATGAAATTCACGATATAAATACATCTAAGAACGAACCAATTTATTGTCCTTATTGTGGGGCAGACATTGATCTTGAAGAAGAAGAAGAAATTGATGATGATGGCTTAGATGAAGAAGACACCAACTACAACGAAGAGTACGAAGACTGATGACTATGATAATCCGTGGACATTTAGTGGACAACCTTTTAACTCAGAAGATATAGAAAAATATGTGGGATTCGTATATCTTATTATCGAACTGGATACACAGAAGAAATATCTTGGAAGAAAATACTTCCACAAATTACGTAAAACAAAAGGTAAAACGAAAAGAGTTAGATCAGAATCAGACTGGAAAAAATACTACGGATCCTCAAAAGAACTTCTTCAAGAAATTCAAATTCATGGTATAGATAACTATAAAAGAATAATATTATCATTACATACTACTAAAGGTGATGTAAATTACGAAGAAGTAAAACAACAGTTTAAACGTGATGTATTAGAGAGAGATGATTATTATAATGACAACATTAATGGTAAGTGGTATAAAAAGCCTTTACATATAAGTGAATCTAGAATATACAGTAGACATGATAATATCGTATAAACATAAATTCGTTTTCATTAAAACTAGAAAAACCGCAGGCTCAACATTTGAAAAGCTGGTATATCCCCACTTAGATGAAAAAGCGGGAGATATTTGTACTGGATCTGAACAAGATAATACACCAGAAATGAATCGCAGAGCAATATTTCGTGGACACACCCCCTTTAAAAAAGTAGAATTTTTAATTGATCCTAACTGGTGGATTTTTACTATAGAAAGAAATCCCTGGGACAAAGTTGTTAGTCAATATTTCTTTCAGCGAGGATTACCTAAAAAGAATGAAGAAGAACAAACAGATAATTCTAAATATCGAGTAGAGTTTAATATGTTTCAACAATACCCTAATGATTATTTGAAATATGAATCTGCTATGAGTTATGATTTTAATGTGTTTAGATATGAAGATATGGAAACAATGTATCGTATGTTTAAGAAGAGAACTGGTATAGATATACCAATGTCAGATGTTAGAAAAACTCAATTAAAAAGTAATTTTAGACTTGTCAAAGACTATAAAAAGATGTATAATGGATTACAGTATAAAGTGAATCAAATAGGTAAAGTATTTTTACCAGAAATTAAATTGTTAGGATACAAATATGGCGAATGATGTAGTAAAAATATTTATTGGCACTTCTGCAAATGGAGAAGATGCTAAGATAGAAATGGCTTATGAACATTCCCTACGAAAGAATTGTAGTAGAGATGTTGAAATAACTTGGATGCGGCAGACAAATGATGAGTCATCTTTCTGGCACGGTTGGGCTGATAAGAACTGGAGTACTCCATTTTCTGGTTACAGATGGGGAATACCTGAAGCCTGTAACTACGAAGGTAAAGCAATCTATACAGATGTCGATATGATTAATATGAAAGATATCGCTGAACTGGTAGATTTAGAAGTACCAGCAAAACAATTATGTTTAGCTAGAGATGGCGAAAGATTTGGTGGTAAAGAGTTTTGTGTTATGGTTTTCGATTGTGCTAGATGGAAGGGTGTTGTACCTTCAGCAGAAAATTGGAAGTCTGATCCAACTGCTCATCATCAGTTTATACAATTGTTTATACAGAACAATCTAGTCGGTACATTAGATAAGAGATGGAACTCTCACGATGGTGATACAGATGAGATTTGGCATCTTCACTATACACATATGCCGACACAACCATGGAAGCCAGCTTGGTTTACAGGCGAAGCAAAAGATCACCCACGCCCAGATTTAGTTGAAATATATGAGAAAGCTTATGACGAGGCTGTTCTAGAAGGTTATAAACTAGAAGACTATCAAGTTGATCGTGGTGTAACATATGGAATTATAGGAAAATGAGAATTTTATTATTGATATCAATTTTAATTTTACCTGGTTGTATGTGGATTAGTATTCCAACTTTTAGTTATGATAAGGAGTTTTTAGATTGATATATGGAGAATTACCAACAAAACGTGTAGTGTATGCGGCCTGTGATAAAGAGTATTTTAAAGAACACGCCCCATCATTAGTATATTCGCTTAATGATATCGGTAAAGATATTCATATTCATATTTGTGATCCAGATGCATCAGTACATAATATCGAAGCAGTATTAAAGAAAGATATTGATGTTCAATTAACTTGCTCTTATAATGATATAGGCGCAACACCAATTGATGCCCGTGCATATTATTCTTGTTTACGATTTATGATGACACCTAATATATTGCCAAGTGCAAATGAGATGTTAATAGTAGATATTGATTGTGTTTTTATGAATGACTTTGAATGGCCGACTACAGATACTGGTTATTTCCCTAGACAACCATTAGAAGGTACTGTTGGTTGGGAAGCAGATGGTACTAGAGTTGCCGCTGGTTGTGTATACTTAACTGCAAAAGCTATGAATGTTGCTAATGCAATTAACGAAAGAATAAAAGAAGGACCAATGAGATGGTTCATAGATCAGATTGCTTTATCAGAAGTGTTTGCTAGAGTTGATGAAAAAGATATAACAAAGTTTGATGGTAACTTTATGGACTGGGAATTTGTAGATGATACAGTTATTTGGACTGGTAAAGGTCCAAGAAAATATGAAAATCAAAAATACTTAGCCGCTAAAAAGAGTTTTAATAGATTAGGTTTAGCCGCTGATAACCTTTGGAGAAAGTCTGTTGAATAGAAAAGTATTAATTCTTAAACCAAGATTAGACTTACCTTTTAAAAAGTTTGGTTTAGAAAGAAGAAATAATAATCCACTTCCACCAATACGTGAGCATTGGAAAAACTTTGTTGATAGATTAAAAGAACATCACGAAAGATGTGGTGATAAAGTAATTGTTATAGAAGAACAAAGATGGAAGTTTAATAATGCTTTACCATTAATATTTTCACCTGATATATGTTATGTACCACACGTAGAGAAACATAATTTTAAAGGATTAGATAACTGTAGATATTATATGCAAACAGTTATACCGTGGTTATTTACTATCGATCCCGAAGGCTGGGGTGGTGGTGGTTCTTTCTCTAATTGGACTTACTCTTGCCCACCTGATGATGGTGCGACTTTCAAGAAGTTTCAAGAAAGAGCATTTGGTGGTGGTTCTAAGTTTGAACAACCAGAAGGAGAATTTCACAACAAAGTTGGTGATTATATTTTTGTACCACTACAACTCCCTCATGATGAAACTATCAGATGGCATAGTACAGTATCAGTAGAAACTATGGCTGAATCTATAGCAAAGTGGGGTGCAAGAAATAGTATTCCTATTGTTTTTAAAAATCACCCGATTAACCCCGGTAGTTTACAACACGTAAAAAATATGATAGCACAGTACCCTAATTGTGTGTGGTTAGAGAATGCTAATATACATTCTGTTATAAGACAAGCTAAAGCAGTTTATGTTGTGAACTCTGGAACTGGTATGGAATCTATGTTATGGGAAGTTCCTGTTGTTAGATTTGGTTTATCTGAATATAATCACGCAGTTGTTGAAGGCGACATAATGAACTTAAAAGAGACATATTATAAAGTATGTAATTTAGATAAAGAAGAAATGATTGAAAAATATAAATTGTTTTATAATTGGTTTGTTAATATAGTTTGTTTTGATAGTACAAACTTGGGCACTTTT